TAACATACGTACTATTGCAGAAGCCAAACGTAATCGTGCAAAACGTATAGGAGACTTGGACTATCAAACTCGAAAAAAGGCCGGCGAAAAAGTCAAGCAAGCAGATTGCGAAGTCGACTATAAAAAAATAGCAAAAACGGACTTAGTATTCCGTATCATGACATTTGATCATATACCATTAAACAATACCCGTAAAAAGAATCCAAAGAGTTTAGCAGATCACAGAGATAAAGTAAACTTTCCGCCATTCCAACACTGGAAATTTAATGATAACGATGAACTAGTATGTGTGGGTAAAAGTCATTGGAAGGGCAGTTTAGAGAAAGGACATTTTGACAAAGATGCTGGCCAAATAACTAACACTTTAGCACGTATGATGTTAAAATTATGTGAGAGATATGCGACTCGCGGTAACGTTCGCGGGTACACATACAATGACGAAATGAAAGGACAGGCCATTTTACAGTTAACACAAATTGGATTACAATTTGACGAAAGTAAATCAGACAATCCGTTTGCTTACTTTACTGCGGCTGTGACTAATAGTTTTGTTCGTGTTATTAATATTGAAAAACGTAATCAAAATATCAGAGATGATATCTTAGAAATTAATGGTATGAACCCTAGCTACAGTAGAACTGGCGCTGGAGAACATGCGGCCGCTATGAAACGTAACGAGGAATCTAGTGAGTAATTTATTTAAAAAAGTAGCCTGTTTTACAGACATACACTTTGGATTAAAGTCTAATAGTAATGTACATAATCAAGACTGTGAGGACTTTGTAGATTGGTATATCGCTAAAGCAAAGGAGGAAGGATGTGATACAGGCATCTTTATGGGAGACTGGCATCATAATCGCAATAGTCTTAATATCACTACAATGGACTATAGTCTTAGGGCGTTGGAAAAGTTGGGTCAAGCGTTTGATAATTTTTATTTCTTTCCTGGTAATCACGACTTGTATTATAAAGATAAGCGAGATATTCACTCAGTTGAGTTTGGAAAATATATCCCTGGCATTACTGTTGTTCACGAGCCTACCACTGTTGGTAATGTCACTTTGTGTCCATGGCTTGTTGGAGAAGAATGGCGGAAAATGAAAGATATAACTAGCAAATATGTCTTTGGTCACTTTGAGCTTCCGAGTTTTTACATGAATGCCATGGTACAAATGCCAGATCACGGTGAACTACAACGTAGTGACTTGTCTAAACCTGATTTAGTTTTCAGTGGACACTTTCATAAACGTCAGCATAATGGTAACGTAGTATACATTGGTAATGCATTTCCACATAACTTTGCAGATGCATGGGATGATGATCGAGGCATGATGATATTAGAATGGGATAAGAAACCAGAATATCACTCATGGGAACATCAACCTACCTTTAGAACAATTACCTTAAGTAGATTAATCGACGAAGCTGATAAAATTTTATTGCCCCGACAACATTTACGTGTAGCTTTAGACATTGATATTACATTCGAAGAAGCAAGTTTTATTAAAGAAAAATTCATTAATGAATATAACTTAAGAGAACTTACACTAATTGCAGAAAAGAAAGAAGTCGAAATTAATACTAATATAGATATTCAATCGTTTGAGAGTGTTGATCAAATTGTTAGCAATCAAATTGTTAGTATCGACAGCGACACTTATAACAAAAATACATTATTGTCAATTTATAATAACCTATGAGCATGAATTTAAAAGAATTAACTGTAAAAAACTTTATGAGTGTGGGTAATCAGACACAGGCTGTAAACTTTGCACAGGAAAATTTAACACTTGTGTTAGGTGAAAACTTAGATCAAGGCGGAGATGATGCTGGAAGTCGTAACGGAACTGGTAAAACTACTATTGTTAACGCATTAAGTTATGCATTATTCGGTACTGCTCTAACTAATATTAAAAAAGATAATCTTATTAACAAGATTAATACTAAAAATATGTTAGTTACCTTAGCATTTGAAAAGAATGGCGTCGATTATCGCATCGAGCGCGGTCGTAGACCAAATGTATTACAGTTCTATGTTAACGACCAAGCACAGGAAACAGAAGAAACAGACGATGCTCAAGGTGATATGCGTGAGACTCAGAAAGATTTAGACGAACTTATCGGTATGAGTCACGATATGTTTAAGCATATTGTAGCATTGAATACATACACCGAGCCTTTTTTAAGCATGAAGGCAAACGATCAACGGGTAATTATTGAACAATTATTAGGTATTACTATCCTTAGTGAAAAAGCAGAAACTCTTAAAGAGCTTATTAAACAAACTAAGGACGATATTACACAAGAAACTGCTAATATCGAAGCTACAAAACGTAGCAACGACGGAATTCAAAAAAGTATCGACAATTTATTAACAAGACAAAGTGCTTGGAATAATCAACATAGTCAAGAAGTAGAAAAAGTAGCTCGTGCTATTGTAGAATTAGAAAGTGTTGATATCGAATCTGAGATTGCTAAACATGCAGAACTAAAATCTTACGAAGAGAAAGCATCAAAATTAAAAAGTTTAAGTAAAGAACGTGCTACTTTAGAATCTGCACTTGCACAAGCAGACCGTAGTGTAAAAAAATATGAGAATGAACTTGCTAAACTACAAGACAAAAAATGTCATGCTTGTGAACAAGAACTACACGATCATAAACATAGTGAAATGACTGCTGAAGCTAAAAAGCATATAGAAGAAGCAACTACTTACTATAATACTGTCAATACCGACTTAACTAAAATTAATAGCGATCTTGATAAGATAGGAGAACTATCTGCACGTCCAAATACCTATTATGATACAGTAGAACAAGCATTAAAACATCAAAATAATCTTAAAACACTAGAAACACAGTTAACTATTAAAGCAGGCGAAGTAGATCCTTATCAAGAACAGATAGATGAACTACGTAATACTGCTATGCAAGAGATTTCTTGGGATAAAATCAACGAGCTTACTAGTTTAAAAGAACATCAAGAATTTCTATTGAAGCTTTTAACTAGCAAAGATAGCTTTATCCGTAAAAAGATTATTGATCAAAACTTAGCATATCTTAATAACCGTCTTACTTATTACTTAGATAAGATGGGTTTACCACATACAGTTGTTTTTAAGAACGATTTAACTGTAGAGATTACACAATTAGGACAAGATTTAGACTTTGATAATTTATCAAGAGGTGAGCGTAATCGATTAATCTTAGGCCTAAGCTGGAGTTTCCGCGATGTATGGGAAAGTTTGTATCAACAAATTAATTTATTGTTCATAGATGAGTTAATTGATAACGGACTAGATGCAAGTGGTGTAGAATCTGCACTAGCTGTACTTAAAAAGATGAGTAGAGAACGCAAAAAGAACATTTTTCTGATATCACATAAAGATGAACTTATAGGTCGCGTTAATAATGTTCTAAAAGTTATTAAAGAAAATGGTTTTACACACTATGCAAACGATTTAGAGGTAATAGAATGAAAGTAGGATTTACTTGTAGTACATTTGATCTGTTTCATGCAGGTCATATTATGATGCTTAAGGAAGCAAAAACACAATGTGATTATTTAATAGTAGGGTTACAAACAGATCCTACTATCGATAGAGACTGGAAAAATAAACCAGTACAAACAGTATTTGAAAGATTTACACAGTTATCAGCTTGCAAGTATGTAGATGAGATTATTCCATATGCTACTGAAAAAGAATTAATGGATATATTGCTGTCTTATCCGATAGATGTTAGAATTGTCGGTGCTGAATATGAAGGTAAACAGTTCACTGGATTCGATTTACCTATTAGAACTTATTTTAATAGTCGTAAACATAGTTTTAGTACAACAGAATTAAGACAAAGAGTAGCAGACGCTAAAAATGTCAAAGCACGTTGAACCGAGTCCGTATCAAAATGAAGAAAGCCATGAACGTCTCATGTCTGCTTTTCGTGAATACTTCAAGGCAAATCAAGATTGGCAAGCAAAAGGCACTCGTAGAGCTGGTGAGCATATGCGTTACTGGCTTGCACAAATTAGAATTATAGCACGTGAACGTCGTGAACATGTACAACAGTATCGTGTTTGGCTTGATCGTAACAAGGCAGAAAAGAAGGCAAACCAAAAGGCAAAGGATACTGGGACAGAATAATATACATAGTTAATGTCCTGGTACTATAATAATGAAATCGTAGAAGAATTGCCCGAAGATTGTGTTGGATTTGTTTATATCATAACAAATATCACAAGCGGGCGCATGTACATAGGCAAAAAATTATCAAAATTCTCTAAAACAACTTATAAAACTGTAAAATTAAAGAACGGCACAAAGAAAAAGAAGAAGATCCGCAGTAAAATTGATAGTGACTGGAAGGAATATTATGGTTCTAGTCCCAATTTAACAGCAGATATAGAGGCTTTAGGCAAGGAAAATTTCAAAAGAGAGATACTATTTTACTGTAAAAGTAAAGCAGAATGCTCGTATGTAGAGGCTAGAGAACAATTTTCACGCAAAGTTTTAGAATCAAATGACTATTATAACGGGCATATACAAGTCCGTGTACATGGTTCACATATACTCAAAGGCTAACAAATCTAGGCTCAAAACCGCCAAATAAGCCTGCACTGGCGCGGTTATAGTGCCCTTAAAGCTGGATCTCGGATCGCAGTCACGGAAACCTTTGCTTGGCGGCAAAGTACTCAATCAGTATCCTTAACAGGACCACGATAGCAAAATCCTTGCTGTTTGATTGTTTGAATAAAGTTAATAAAAGGTAAAAAGAAGGGAGAGAAACCCTAGATTTAGATAAGTGTTAGTAGATTTATTTAAATTGCCGTCATATAAAGACTGAGCTCGTGGTACCGGATGACCGCCACTGTAATTGCTTTACTACTAAGTGACATTGTTCAACTCGGATAATGTTTTTTATTTTGCCCTGCTCGGGCAAAGTGTGACTGAACAATCTGGATAATATTAATACTGCTTCGCAGTTTATAATAAAACATAATAGTTCGAGCAAAAGCGAAGAACAGAAGAACGTTAGTTCTTCTTACATAAGTGGCATTTGTGTTTCTTTAGTAGCTTCGACATTCTCTTTGATTACATTATAGATCATTTCACGATCTTGAAATGTATAAACATGTAAGAGATCATTTACTGTAACACCGCCACGCATATACCAACTCATTCTGAATAGTTCTTGCTTAAAATTTGTTATTTGATTATCAAGCCTGACTAATTTCTGTTTGATTTCTTCTACAGTGAGTTTAGTCAGGCTCGTGCGAAAAAATTAGAAGGGTCTAAATCGATAGAAAGATTGATTTTAGTTTGACACGAATCGCATTCTACAGGGTATGTTGGTATATCCCACTTAACTCTTAAATTAAAACTGGCTTCTTTAATTTTATCATAAATGGATTTTTCACAATTTACTAACCATTCTTTAATAAATTCTCTTTCAGTAACAACTGTAGTAGGAGTTTCAACACTTTCTACACTATTCATATAGATTTCATTTTGAAGATCGGCAATTTCTGTAAACAATCTGTTTATTACTTTTTGTCTTTCTACAGGATCGGTTATATTATCTGTTTGACCAATTTGTTGTTGTATCTTAAAATTTCTAAGACTAAAGTCGTTACTTGACTTATAAGTTAAAGGTTGTAATTTTATTACTAGATTTTCAAGTTCAACACGATTATCATATTGCAACCGCATATAATATTCGATGATTGTGTTAAGATCTATTTCATATTCGTTCTCAGAACCACAATTAGTACACGTATGGCCAACAGTCATCATATTACCGTAAGTGGCAATTTTAATGGCGGCTAAGATAGCATTAGTATCTAATGTGCAAATTTCCCATGGATCTTTAATTGCAGGACAACAACTAGCTATAATCTTAGCGGTACCTTCTCCACTTAGTAGTGCATCTGGTGTTTTTGCTATAATCTCATCCATACCTGTCATTCCAAATACCGGCATGTTAGTTGGATCACCTTGAAATGATCCTAGTTTATTATAAATTCCTTCACTAGGCAATTTAATAAAAATTTTTGGTTGTCTGAAATATTGTTGTAGTGGATTAGTAGCCATGATAACTCCGTGTAGATTAGTATTTATATGCGCACTTTTCTTACTTTTTTCTTTCTGTCAATATAATTGGTAAATATATCTATGAGAGTAACAGAGATTATTAGCCCTACAATAACGAATGAAGAATGGTGGAATCCAATGTCATGGGGTCAATCTAATAAGCCGGTTGATCCTGTAGAAAAAACCATGAAAGCATATGCCAAGGTTACTCCTGAAGAAATGGCGGATGCTTTAAAGAATATTAAAAAGAATCCGGCTGCCTACTTGAAAGTAGTAGATAAGCAAATTGCTTCAGGCGAGTTTCCTGATCTCATTGCTAAGAAACAAAATTCTTACATTTCAAGAATGGGTAAATGGTGGAGTGTATTAAAATTATTAGGATTTGCTGAAGCAAGTTATCAATTATGGGCACATCTTACTGTACTTGATCAAAATTATATGTCTGGACAACGGTCAGCAAAGGTTAACGATCCAACTGGGTTAACAACTAACATGCCTGGTAATGCCAGCATAGAATTCAACGAACAAGATTATAAAGATTGGCGAAAATATTATATTGGACTATGGGAAGCACAGGTTGCTTTGCCTTTAGTTGTAAGCATAATAAAAAAAGCTTCTAATTTACTTCTTATAACAAGAACTATTATATCGGTATTATCCTTAGCAGGTAGTGCAGTTACATTTGGTTCAACATTGATTTTTGGACTTGCTACGGAAGCTTTAACAACAGGTATCCAAGCATTTTTAATGTCACCGGCAGGACAAGAGTGGGCTGTGGAAAATTTATTTTCACCTTTATGTTTAGCAGGTGAAGTAGGAGAAAGTGCATGGTTACTATTGTATAAAGGTGTAACTGGTGTATTGAAAGCAATCGATAGCGGTAATGCTAGCGATATCACTAAAGGTGATAATTTTTATGCTGATAAAAAATCTGAAAGAGACAAAAATCCAGAATTAGCCAAACGTGATGCCGCCTTAGGAGATGTGGGCGATGTTTACACTGGGAAAAATGCAGTTATAGTAGGCGGTGTTAGAAT